ATTCGGTAAATGTAGCAAATTTACCAGCATTTGTAACAACTAGTACAAATAGTGTAGTGGAAGATACTATGGTATTACGATCCGGAATAGGTGATTCAAGTTTTGATACGCGATTTATTTTAGAATATAATGTGAATCCACCAACTAATTATTTGACTGGGCATAAATTTACTGACCATACGTACGCCTCCTGGAGCGACCGCCCAACAGGCTCTCTCCGAGCTGCGGTCGATCAATGGATTGATGGATCATGGGACGAATCTGTAGGCGGGCATATTTCAACTTGGGATACTAGTGAAGTAACCGATTTTAGTGAGTTGTTCCGAAACCTAAGTACATTTAATGAAGATCTTTCGCATTGGAATGTTTCAAACGCCACTGATATGAGCTACATGTTCAACACCTGCAATTCTTTTAACCAGGACATCGGTGATTGGGATGTATCCAACGTCAAGAATATAAAAGGGGTGTTATACAATGGCGCGGCGTTCAACCAGAACCTCAACAAATGGAACACCTACAACGTCACAAATATGAGCGCTATGTTTTATGGCTGCAGCAATTTCGACCATCCGCTGAACGACTGGCAGACAGACAACGTCAAAGATATGAGCGTTATGTTCATGTACGCCTCGTCGTTCAACCGGCCGCTGAACCCGCCGACGAACGGCGGCTGGGAGGTCGGGCAGGTCACGACTATGAACAGCATGTTCAGCAATGCCTCGTCGTTCAACCAGGACATTTCTAATTGGAATACCTCCAGCACCGTCAGCGACGCGGGCATGTATGACAATTGCCCCATAGACCCGCTCTACAAAGCTCCAGGCACATTTTAAATAAATCAAATTAAATAAACAGATGGCCCATCATGAGCGTCTTCATTTTCAAGTTAATTCTAGTAATTTAATTGTAAGATTTTTCTAAGAAAGGGGAAGATAAATAAATGAATAATATATGTATTTCATCATATACAGATTTTCATTGTCTTGCTCATGCACCTTCTGGAACAATAGCAGATGTTCCTCTATTATTATTAAATAATTCCGAAAAAAATCCCATTTCAATTCCTGAGTTATACAATCCAGCATTTATGATAAAACATCCTAAATCAGAAACCTATTATGCTTGTTTAGAATCGATCAATGAAGGCCATATAGCAACAATTTCCGATATGAAATTAAAACAGATTTTGAAATGTGGTGGTAAATCAAGTTGCTTCTTAGCATTTGATCCATCTTTGAAATATTTAGTCAATATTAATTATTGGGATTCTTCTATCAGTATTCACAGTATTGATACACAAAACTATTTTTTGTCTGAAGCTCTGGGGGTCTTCAAAGACCCGGCTTGCACCCTCGCGAATGGATTAGGAGAACATCTTGCAAATAGACAATCAGAACCACATTATCACTCTGCATTATTTATAGAAAATGATAATGCAACTTTTCTACTTGTTCCAGATCTTGGAACTGATAAAATTCATATTTTTGAGTTTATATATAACAGTGTACCAAGTATATTACGAAGGGGGTGTGTGAATCTTCCTAGTGGTTCAGGACCCAGATATATTATAAAGAAAAATAATGTTATTTATGTTGTAAATGAATTAAATTCAACGGTAACGACATTCGAATTCGCATGTGCACCGTCTGTGGCAGAGCGTCCGCTTATAATGCGGGAAAATGCATTTTTACGTCGCAAACCCACTCGCGCCAGAGGGCGAACTCCAGAATTATTAGAAAAAAACACAAAATCAACTTTACCACCCGATTTTTCAAGTGAAAATAGTAAATGTGGTGGAATTACATTGCATGAAACAGAACCTTATCTTCTTGTATCAAATAGAGGTCATAATAGCATAAGTATATTTAAATGTTCTGGATTTGATATAAACATTATTAATATATTTTCTACTCTAGGAGCAACACCTAGACATTTTACATTTTCAACAGATTTTTCAGAAATTTACGTTGCAAATCAAGACAGTGATTGTGTAACTATATTCTCATTTACAAATGGCATGACAAAATATATTAAATCTATAGATGTATGCTCTCCTAACTTTATTCTAACTTTATAATAATGGAATCAAAATTAAGAGATATACATAAATGTTTTAAAATAATTAATTTATTTATATCTAATTTGGACACAACTGCTCTCGAAAAAATTCCAGATGGGATAGAGAATTTTGCGAAAGGACCTCCCCGTCTGCTCAGCGAGGTCCACGACGCGCCTGTCACGGCCGTCTTGCCCAAAGAAATTATGGTTGGTGGTACTATATTAGTGGATGAATTAAGAGAAGCGATTGATTCTGAATATTCTGAATGTATTAAAAAACTAGAAACTTTAAAGAAAAAAATAAAAAATGAATCACTAAAACAAACTATTTATATGTTTTTCGCTAAAGATTTTGGAAGATCAGCATTGTTGGGCTCGGCGACATTTGCCGCGGCATCTTGCGTTGACGTTGGTGCTGCCGCTACGCTAGGTACTGCTACCGCTGCATGCCAATACATATATCCAGCACATAATAATATAAAAATTAGTCTTCGAAGAATCGCTTGGGCAATGTTTATATTCGGTAATATGTGGTTTGTCAGAAAAGCTCAGAAATTAGAAATAGATCAATTAATAAATTTTTATGATTATTTCCACGAAAATGAACTTATTAAACAAGAATCATATGTTAGCATCACTTCGTTAATGAAACCATTCAACTTTGCATATATGGATATATTGATTGGATTTGTTTTAATGAATTGGTTTGCTACCGACATTGAACATCTTAGAAATACGTGGCCATTGTTGGGTATGGCATTTGAACCACTTGCAATGAGTACCATATCAGGAATGACGACCTTATCAGGTGATGTACATCAAGAACATTCGGGTATTTCATTTCATAAACAAATTTCTAATTTTGTAAATTTACACAAAAAAGTCCTTAATATGGACCAAAACGAATTTAACGAACATATAAAAAATATGAAACATACCGGAAATTCGGCAAAGTATTATGATACAATGTATTATTCAATTACTTGGTTTATACCATTTTGGATAAGTATGTTTGTTTTTGAAAAGATTGGAAATTCAATGGGCGGCGTGGGAATCCTTGATTTTGATTTAAAACCACTTCACAGCTTTTTGCGAAGCGTTGATTCTATTGGCTATTATTTAAAAATAGAACCTAAATTACATGCGGAACTTTTAAAACTAGAACACCAAAATACTAGATACAATTTTACCCCATTAAATCCACCAGTAAATATAGAATTAAATTCACGAAGAATAAAAAATAGAAATAACAGAGCAATGGAAATATTAGAACAAATATACAAAAAAGTCAAAAATGACCATAGAGTTTGGATGGCTAATATGCAAATTTTAAACAATCAAAATAGTGCAAATCAAAGGAAAAGTATGAGAATTCTTTCAAACGAAATAAACTCATATTTAAATGACCCAACGGAACAAAATCCAGAAGAAATAATAAGTGAATTAGACAGTAATCAATCAGTATTAGCAATACCACCATTAGAAACAGATGTTCGAAATATGCGAATCGGTGGAAAAAAAACAAAAAAGAAAAAGAAACGACGACGATGCCTTCGAAAGGCGCGGAGCCGTCGGCTGATGCGCCGCCCCACGCGAGCTTAAGCTCGAGCCAAAAAAATTAGTTTATATAATAATAATGAATAAAAATATAAAATCAATTGCTTTATGCATTCTTATAATAGCATTTGTTTTATTGCTATTACTACCATGTTTATATAAAGAATCTTTCAGCAATGCGACATGTATATCTCCCGACGATTTGCATCTTGCCTATGCAGCTGCGCAGCGCTCTACGCGCGCTAGTCACGCCGCCGCCGATCGACGAGCCAGAAAAAACAGTAGAAGAATGCGAGCTAATGAGGGTGGAGAAGGGGAATCAATCAAAATAAGAGACAACATTCTAACTTCGCTATTTTTAATACAACAATGCTTTAGCAAAAGTTTAGAACAAATACATGGAATAGGAGCTGCATCTGTTGTAGATTTTAATAAAAAAACAAATGAACTTCGTGATGGACTTGAAACTAAACTAAATAAAACACTTAACTCCAAAAAAGAACGTAGTGAAATTGTTACTAGTGGTGTCAGTTCTACCGTTCAGCTTTATATTGAACATGGTGGTTCTGAAGATTATGTTCCAAGATGTTTAGATAGAAGTCTTCAAAATAACAATTGTCAAGAATTAAACAATCTGTCAATCCTTGATAATATTCAAGATGAACCCGCCAAAAGAGTGAAAATTATCTAATTAAAATTTTTCTAATATTCTCAGTTGGATTTATCATATCTAATACAATCCATCGTGTATCTAGTTCATCTAGAGGTAATATCTTACAAGGTACAGTTCCACTATTTGCAATTGGATAGTAATTGGGACTCAACGAAGAATGGGGATTATCTTCGAATTTTACACATTCTTTATAATCTATAATATCTTTTGATGGTTTTCTTTTCGACTCAATTAATTTTCCTTTTTTATTTGTCCAAATATATTTTGTTGTTTTTATTATATTACCATAGTCATCTGTTAAGTATTTCGAATTTGCCTTGTAATGATCATAAGTAAATGTTGAAGAAACTATCAAGTCCTCAGAAACAATTATACCAAACGGTATTTTCATATCATTTTCTTTTAAATCCTCAACAGTCTTAACTTTTCCATTTTTTGTTATATAAACAATGCGTCCATTTACCAATAAATTATCAGACACACCAATAGCAGCCTCCATCATAGTTACATTTACACCATTTTGATATATATTTGTATCTAAATATAACTTCGGTGTTTCTATTTTTACGGTTTTGTTGGCAACTAAATGTAAATTTACACAATCATGTGCTAGACACGCGGTATCTTCATTATTTATAATACCTGATTCGCCTTTTTCACCACGTTCACCACGTTCGCCACGTTCACCTTTAAATCCCTGAATTCCAGGTACACCCTGCGGTCCTGGTGGTCCAATAGTTGAACCATTCACCATCTCAGCTCCTACTGGCGCTGCCGTTGCCGCCTGCGCCGCCACCCCAGTGATATTAGAATTTGTTTTTAGCAAAATATGAAACAATCTGCAAACACTTAAACCCGTTTTTTGTAGATCATTCAGTTTCTCATAGCCCTTTGATTCTCCTGATATTAGTGATGCAAATTCCGCTTTGTCTTTTATCCCTAACATTTGAGAAATTGGTGCTGAAAATTTCTCTAAATTTACATCCATTATTCTAATAATTAGAACAAAAATACTTATATTCTTTTATAAATACCGCGTTATCATGAATACTCGATTTTCTTTTTAATTATATGCGCCAACAAAAAGAACTTGATGTTAATATAGCAAATATTGAAGAAAGAGTTAACAACATCAAAACTATTGTTACAGAATTGACATCCGAGTTAAAGATTTTAAAAAAAAAAATCTCAAAGCGTGTTAAAAGGACAAAAAAAGAAACTATTAGAAATATAGCACCAGAATTAGCACTATTTATGAATCAGACGGACCCACGGGCCAGTCGCGAAAGTGTTATTCGTTTTATTTCTAAATATGTAAAAACACAAAATCTTCAGAACCAAAATAACAAATCAACATTTGTTATTGATAATACTCTATCAAATCTTCTAAGATTGGATGAAGGTGGCGAAATTACATTTTTGGCCATAAACAAACATATTTCTCATTTATTTTACTAACTTCAAAAAATATAATCACATTATTTAATTATGAATCCACGTTTATTTGGTTGTGATATATCTATTGCAAATGACATACTTATTGTTGGATGTCCATCTGTTGGTAATAAAGGATGCATTCATACATTTAAGGTACCCTGTAATCCATCTAGAGTTAGAAATGACCGTGATGGTGACAGTGGACAGGTAATTTATCCCGAAAATGGTCATAGTGATGATGGATTTGGAATATCTTGTAAAATAACAGCTGTATCTTCAAATGAATACTATGTAATAATTGGAGCACATAGAAAATTAAATAACGGCATTGCTTCCGGTTCTGCCTATATATATAAATCAACTGATTATGGTAATAAATGGAATTTAGTTGCTGAACTACAACCTTCTGCAAAATCACACAATTCTATGTTTGGTTCTTCTGTTGATATTAATAGAAATACCGCGGTTGTGGGTTCTTATGCAGATAATACTGAAGGTTGGCGTACTGGTTCTGTTAATATTTTTTCAAAAGATACGAATGATGATTGGAATTTAGTAAACTGTATACGTCCAAGTTATTTTACACATAGACCAGTCCCAAATAGTAACCTATCATCTTTGTATTTCGGTTTTTCTGTTTCTATATCTGATACATTTATTGCTGTTGGAGCACCAACAGATAAGGCGAACGGTTCTGTATATTTATTGCATTCTGATAAAGGATGGGATAGTATTGCAAACATAGATTCATATTGTTTGAAAGGAGAGAATAAGTTTGGTTTTTCTGTAGAAACAAAGCATAATAAAATTATTGTTGGTTGTCCCGGCGAGAATGGTGTTCCCGGTAAAGCATTTATTTACGATATGTCATCTTTATTCGATATAAAATCAGGATTTGTACCTGCATCGTCTACTATACCGTTTGAAACGATTAATACTAAATCAAAATCATCAAAGGCTTTATTCGGAAGATCTGTTGCTTTGAACGATAAATTTGCTGTTGTGTCTGGATTTGGACAATCCGAAAATACTAACTATGTAGGTAGTGCATTTCTATATTCACATAATGTATTCAGTAATCAAAATAATGTTGATGATGTTGCATGTTTAAGAGATTCAGAAGCAACAGAATTATTTGGACACAGTGTCGCAATTCATAATAATATAATTGTTATAGGTGATCCTACAGCGGATAAAGTTCATGTTTACTATACTGGTAATCTAATCGGTAGTTATTTAAAGAAATGGCATTCTAGTACATTGTTATTTTCACCACCGGCGAGTGTTTATATCGAATTGCATTAATTTTACGTTTAATTCCTATATTTTAAAGAATCAATTTATTATGTCAGAAACAAAAAACTGGAGATCCACAAGAAGTTATGGTGTAATTCTTGCAAGATATAATGAACACCTTAATATACCAGAATATTTAATGGTTTGTAGAAAATCAACTTATTGCTATGTTGATTTTATACTAGGTAAATACGACGATAAAAATACAGATTATTTAAAATTTATGGTTAAAAATATGACTTATTCGGAAAGAATTTCTATTTCTACAAAAAATTTTGAAGATTTATGGAAAGACCTATATTATAACTCTAGAGCACCAAATGGTGCCTTTTATGATTATGTTAGTAGTAAATTTTATAAAGTACGAGATTGCTTTATTCAATTCAATACATCACTTAGTTGTATTTACAAATGGCCTGAATGGGGGTTTCCAAAAGGACGCCCCAATCAATCGGAAGATCCTTTTGATTGTGCTAGAAGAGAATTGTATGAAGAGACGCGAATATCTCAAAATAATTACAATATTTTAACAGATATAATGCCTTTCGAAGAAAAATATGTAGGAACGAATGGTCATTCTTATCGTAATGTATTTTTTATAGGGCAAGCACATAAAGATTGTAACGGGCATTTGGACAAAACAAACACTGCTCAAGCAAGAGAAATCGGGTTCATTAAATGGTTTAAATATGAAGATGCTATAAAACAATTTAGAGATCACGAAGAAAGTAAACGCGCTATATTAAATAGTGTTCATAATTCTGTGTCTAAATATTTTGAAAATACTACGAATCGTGCCGCGCCCACGACACCCCCAGCTACGCCGCGAGGCCTATCGACGCCTGTGACAGAAACGCCGGAAACGCCTCCACCGCCTGTACCACCACATGCTGCGTACGCAAGCCCGGCGCCGCTCGCCAGCACGGCCTGTGAAAGTTTCTCATAAGCGCCATGCACCACCCCACTCATGGAAGCAAGTGTAGTGATTACGATATAAAATGCGTAAAAGGTTAAATCTTTTAAAAATATATTTTCGAAATGCATATCCAATATCATCAGATATCTCTATCCCTGAATCCGAATCAATTGAATTATAAACAAAGTCAGCTACAAACCATTTGAAATTAAGACTATATGGAATACCTATAAATTGACTCAATCGCCCGCCACCGCGCCCTTGCATTATTGTTTCTTCTTCATATATCGATGTTTGAATCCAATTTATACCATCTTCTAATATTTTACTTATATAATGAATTCTATATTCTTTAATCTTCCTTTTCAATTCATCTGGTAAAATATCCCAATATGACGTGTAATTCATCTATATAAAATTGTTAATTAATCTTTAAGTTCTGGTTTTTTTAGATTTTCTTCTGGTGCGTTGTGGTAATCTGCGCTTTTTTGTCCTTTTTAATTTATAACCCCCTCTTCTTCTCTTTTTACGAGGTGGTGGAGGAGGAGATGTCGGTGGCCCACGAACTTCAGGAGTAATTGGCGCTTGGTCTTGCTCATGAAAACCCGTGGGAAATGGTACAGGTTGTTGCGGTGTCATTGGCGCTGGTGTATTCGGCGCGGTAGGGGGAGTTTCTAATTGTTGCGGTGTCATTGGCATTGTAGCGTCTGATGGTGAAGAATCTAAGGCTTGCGTCGGCTGCGATTGTGGGGGTGGCGTAGACGGAGTGTCCCTTTCTCCTCTTATTCTCTTTTTTGGAGGCATTATTATATTATAAAAATAAAAAAAAACCGTTTGGTTTTTTCTTTTGTGTTTGGTTTTTTCTTTTGTGTTTGGTTTTTTCTTTTTTTCTTTTGTGTTTGGCCAACGGCGCGCCACTCATGCAGAAGCGGGCAACCAGCAATCGCCGCGAAGCGGGTCTCGATGTCGATGGCTGTGGCCGACTACGCGATGATGCCCACGGAAGGAACAACGGTATTCGCGCCAATATATCTTTTCTACTCTTTTTTCTATTTTATACAATAACTCTTCCTTATTTATTTTAGGAGTATATTCCATTAATTCTTTTTCATCAATTGTATCAATATTATATTGAATATCTGCAATAGTTTCATTAATATCCATTACAGTATCCAAATCCATACAACGGGCCACACTGTTCCGTAATCGATTCATTCTTTTTAAAGAATCCTTTTTAAATTCTTCGTAAATATTTTTCCAAATGAATTTATATAATTCATTATCCAGTGATTCTCTCGATTCTTTAAGCGGATTTACCATAAATGATTTTATTTCATTAAACATATCATCACCAACAACTCCTTTCAATACGTAGGATTGATTTAGAATCATTTTATATATATCTTTCTTAATTCAAATATATAAATCTAGAACAAAAATCTTGTCATTTTTTTGGCATGATTGACAACACCAATGACAATGAATATAAATATTTTATAAAGTTAAATGATAAACGTAGGCATAAATGGATTTGGACGCATTGGTAAATCTATATTACATCAAGCATTCGCTAATAATAAAATTAAAATTAAATCTATAAACTTTCCTGGATTTAAGATCGATAGAATCGCATCTTATATTAATCACGATAGTTTTCATAATAATAAACAACTAAATGTAGAAATTAAGGATGAAAATAACATAGAAATAAATGGACACACAATTCGGTTATTAGATAACCGAATTCCAGAAAAAAATATGTGGAAAGATTCCGAATCGGAATATGTATTTGAAACTACTGGAAAATTTTTGACAAAATTTAAAGCTAAAGAACACGATGCTGAATATCTAATTATGTGCGCGCCAAGTGGAGATAACACACCACAATACTTATATAATGGAAATCATTCAGAATATATAGGAGAAAATATTATTAGTAACTCAAGTTGTACTACCAATTGTATAGTGCCTTTAATAAAAATACTTCATGATTATTATACAATAGAAAGCTGTAATTTTATAACAGTCCACGCAGCAACAGCTAGTCAAAATATTTTAGATGGACCACATCTAAAAAAACGTAATCATAGAAGTGCATTTAACAATATTATTCCTGCAACAACAGGTGCAAGTAAGTCAGCAATAAAAATTTTACCACACCTCAAAGGAAAAATATACGGGACATCTGTCAGAATACCAACTGGAAACGTAAGTATGGTTGATATGAATGTTACACTACAAAAAGATGAATCTTTAGAAAATATTTTAGATGTTTTAAGAAATCATAAAGAAATTGTTGTATCAGATGATCCGTATTTAGTAAGCAGCGATTTTATGACTACTACAAATCCCACAATTGTTGATTCAAATGCTTGTATGAATATTGGACCAAATCAATACAAATTTACAATATGGTATGATAATGAATGGAGTTATTCTGCACAAGCATTGAGTATGTTAGAACATATGCACAATTTCAATACAAATTCTATTTTACCCATAAACAGTTATATATAAATATTATATTTATATCTTTAATGAATGTAGAAGTTCCAAATCCGGATGATGAATTGCTTCAACAACCAATTCCAGCAGCACCAAGAATTTCTATTGTAAATACAACAGAAGCCCACAATCTGAGAACATATATTGAAGAAAATCCGGAATTATATGATATGTTAAAAGACGCATATAAACAAAATCTTCCTTCTTATACTACTTATATTCATGTATTTGGTCGTGAAGAAAAACATTATGGCTCTATGTATGAACATGTGAATAGGATTAAAGAAAATTTAACAACTGAACAATATACTCAAATAGTTGATGAATTCAATGATAAATATATTAACAAAAATGTATTGACAGCACTGGAAAATAATAGTTATGCTCAAATGATTGAGAAATTACCATATTTGCGAGGGATGATTACTGGTGTTGAATTACACAATAATGACGGTTATGATTCTTTTAGAGAACACGTATATGTACCTAGAATGGTGGCGTCTGCGCCAGACACAAATATTGAATCTATTACAAATGATTTAGAAGGAATGTCTCTTAACAATCAAGATCCATATGGAACATATGCATTATATATTAATATATTGGTTGAATTAAGCAAAGAGTTTACAAAAAAAAATTACAATGCAGTACGTTTTGGAGGAGGAAATTATATTGCACATAATCTTGAGTCTCTTTTTCATATTCAATTAATTGGTATTTTTATTCTTTGTGATCATTATTTTGATAAAATAGAGTTTCTTTTCCAAAAATATGCTTCCTCTAAAAAAACACAAAAAATGCTTGAAGATAGAATTGATTTCTATAATGGTTTAATTGAAGGTAGAAACGATAAGATGAAAAAGGGGTTTTTTTCCACCGTTCCTTTGTTATTTGATTTGAAATATACAACTAAATCTAGCATTGCTTATGAGAATGAAGTCGATATAAGAGACCTATTTTTCAGAAAAGATTTATTATATATGCGTTTAAAAAAGGCAAAACAAGATAGAGCCGATTTTAACAAAAACAGAAACGCAAACAAAACATTTTCTAAATTATTTCTAAGACAAAGCAAATATATTCCAATTATTAGTGCAAGTTCTTTTATAATGAAAGGCATTATAAAAGCGGCGAAAGATGATCCCTCATTTCTGAATACAGATTTAGCACAAGAAATTGAGAATATTAAATTGAATTTACCTAATGAGATTCTATTAAATTTTGTTTTTAAACTATCGGATGATAATTTTGAAAAGTATTTTGAAAAATGGCTCAAAACTTGTAACCGTGCATCTCTTAAAAAAGTTTTTAAAATATTGAACGATAACAAACAATATACAGAATTATATAATACACCAAAAGGAACGAATAATGATTGGATTGAAGAATTACTTTCTCTATTTGAAATAAGAGCATCAGAAATAGCAAATGCAAGTCAAGGTAAAGTACAACTACCACAAGAAACTATGGATTTAATTTATCAATTTGCACACAAATATTATGGTGGTAAACGCAGAAAGAGTTATATTAAATTGAAGTACAAAGGAGGCACCAGTGGTGAATATATACAAAAAATTAATAAAAAGAAAAATGCATTATTATCACAAATTGATGAAAATACTAACAAAATTAAAGATGCACAAGACGCACAAGACGCAGCAAAATCAGCCATGGACATGGAAACACTACTAATGCCACCACCACAACCAGTCATACCCACACAGGAAAAATCAGATAGTCCACCGGTTATAGCTCGAAAAAAACAAAAGCCACTTTTAAAAAAATTTCAAAGAGGAGTTTCTTTACCTATGATGCCAAAGATTGAAGGAGGAACAAATAGAAAGAAACATTATACTCTTAAAAAGAAACGCACCGCTATTAATCGCAGTCGGCGTAATTATCTTAAATAACTAAGAATATTTTTATTAACACTTTGCATTGGTAATTCTTTTTTTACTGAAACACGAATTAATGCATCATCGATTTTTTCTTGTTCTATAAGGTTTACAATTTTTAATATCCAATTATGTTTGTCTGATGCATTTACAATATGTGCTTTGATTTCACTTACCTGCTCGTCCGTCGGCGTCCTTAAGAGCTCGTCAACCGTGTGCCACCAATCCTCGCCCAGGGTGGCGGCGAGGTCGCCCCTGCGTTTTTCAATTTTGGCATGATATTTAAGCTTTTCAACACATAAACTTAATGCTTTATTAACATTTGCTCCATCTTTAATTAAAGACTTTGCTTTGTTAATAAATTCCAAATTGTTTTCTTCATCACTCCACACCGCTTCATCCGCAATATGATATAAATCATTATAAACGGTATACATTATTCTTATTAATCAATAAAGAAGGGTCATCATTTTTATATGTTATCATAATAATGACAAGTAAACTTTCTGGCCGGCGCGCCAGCGTGCGCCGCGCCGAGTCAAAAAATCCGTTTGTTGTTTTATTTTTCTTAATTTCTTTTAGTATATACACCTTTTATTGTATTTATCATCAAGGTTCATTTGTTAGGGGTCTAGGTTGGAGGTCCAGAGCAGAATATCCATTATCTTATAATATAACTCTTGCTTTTGCTATTATTTTACCAGCTGGAATAATAGTTAAACATATTATTTGGCATATAAAAAAGAAGAGAAACGCCACTACAGACCCACGGGTCTGACAACATAACTAAGAATATAATTATTGTGTACTAATTCTGGTTGATATACCCATAGAATATAGTTCTTGCATTAATAATTTAAAAGGATACGGAACACTTACTTTTTTAGGATTACCATCGCATATAATACCTTTTTCAGGATTATATGGAACAATCTTTCCAGTATTTTCATCAATAGTCATTTCATATATACTTGATTTTTCACAATAGACTTCCTTGACAAATGAACTCATACCATGCGCAAGAAGCCCATCGCGTTCCATTTCACCTACTTTTAGACCACCGCCGCGAGATCTTCCTCCTAAAGGTTGTTTTGTAATACCATCTTTAGGTCCATCAATACCTCTTGCATAAATCTTATCAGCAACCATTTGTTTAAGTCTTTGATAGAAAATTGGTCCCATGCACGCATCGTTACACACAACCTTACCAGTTATTCCTGAATATAACTTATATTCAGAATTAGGGTCGTGTTTACCTTTTTTCAATAATTTCATAAGTATTTCATGAGGATATTCTATACCATTGAAATTATTTACTTCTATCAATTTTCCATCATATAAACCAATATTTCCACAAAGCATTTCTAATAAGTATCCAATTGTCATACGACTCGGAAAGGAATGCGGATTAAAAATAATATCAGGACATAATCCATCTTTTGTATATGGCATATCCTGACTTGGTACAATTATTCCAATAGTAGCTTTTTGCGCGGCACGCGAAGCAAACTTATCACCAACAATTGGGAATCGAACCTCTCTTGTCAACACTTTACCAGTTCTAGGAAATTTATTAGACAAATATACTCTTTCAACATATTCGTTATCATGAGCATTTTTAGCTATAATACTCTTATCAACCCAATCTCCTTTTGTATTAATCATATATGCTCCAATAAGAACAGTATTTTTTTGTATTAAAACATTTTCCTTAATAATACCATTTTCATCAAGCATAGAATAATCCCAACTTTTATTCATTCTTACTATTTCCTTTTTAGCATTTTTAGGGTTAATTATAACTACATTTCCCACTCCACTTTTCTTACCACTTTTGTTATTAAAACTTCCAGATTCCTCCTTAATAGAATGAGTACTATAATAGCTGGATGTAAATAAACCTTTCTCCAATGCAGATTTATTAATTATTATAGCATCTTCTTGGTTATAACCACTACACGCTCCAATAGCAACCAATACATTAATTCCATAAGGCGCTTTATTGTCATTAAGTTTTTTTACTATTCCTGTATGAACAATTGGGCATTGTCCATAATGTAATAAAGATGCTTTTTGGTCCATTCTATTATTGAAATTCGAAGCATATACAGATACACTTGCTCTTGACTGTTGACATGCATAAAGATTTCTAGCTATTGGATTATGTTCTATAAAAGGTAGTGTTAATGCGGTTAATCCTAAAGATGCTGTTTTGGATATTTCAAAATGTGTACAAGAATCTTCAGAGCCCCATCCAATTAATAAATGATCCGCTTCATTAGGATCAATATATTCACATCCATTTTTCAAAAGAACGTCAGGATCACAACCCAATAACTCTATTTTCTTGTCTAATATTTTTCTATTTTTTAATCGAAGTGGCCGAATAAGACGACCACCAGTTGTAAGTATTCTTACTTCAGAATGTTTAATATTCCATCCAAGTGAAAATGACCAATGAATATCCATATCATTAAGGTCTAGTCTTTTCTTTCTAAAAGACTTTATAAATTTTAAAACATCATTATGAGTACCAATCCAATTACCATTAACAAATATGTTAAAGACGTTCTTAGTATATAATACATTATAACTATTAGATAAATCATTAAATTTTTTATCGTTTTTTATCCATTTTATTAAATCATCACTGCTCAATTCTTCTGTTACTGTACAAGTTTGAGCAAAATGTTTGTGTTGTCCAATTGAAGAACCATCTGGTGTTTCCACCGGACAAAAATATCCCCATTGTGAATTATGAAGTCTACGTTGTTCCATAGTATTGGGTCCATCATTTAGATGTAAATGAACTCTTCTAAGATGAGACATTGCTTCCATAAATGTATGTCTTAAATACGTTTGTAAAACACCTTCATTTCGTGGAGAAGATGGGGTTTTTCCCCACTTACCCATAAAAGAACGATTAATATTAGACATTAATTCGGAATTATCAAATAAATCTTGACTATTCTCTAAAATTAGATTCATAATATATCCTGCTGTTAGCTCGTTCTTTGGGGTTTTATCCAATTCAATCAATCGGTCTGTTTTTCCTTTTACTTTTATTAAATATTCTTCATAAAATTCTCGAAACATATCATTCATAATCTTTCCCGGTAATCTAACACTTTTATAAACTAGACTATCCCTATCTGATATTTTAATAAAACCCAACTGTGTCAATAACAAATTACGAGTCATATATCCAAGAAAATATGACTTCTTATTCAAGTTTTGAATATAATCATCACTAGAGACAATATGAGGTAGAAATCGTCTATTTAATATATATAAAAGATTTCCTTTCCATCTGTTATCTTCAATTTTTGTAGCTGGCCATTTAGTTAATATTGATAATGCTCTTAATGCAATTTCTTGAGTATATATTTCATTTACATCTTTTATACTTGGCAATAGCTGTTCAAATAATAACTCTCCAATTTGTCCTGGATTAACTCCACAAATAATTTGCAATATTTCTTTTTCTGTTTCAACTCCCAAAGCTTTAAATAATAATATCAATGGTATTTCACTTTTTAAATATGGTATTCTAGCATTTATAGTATTATTATCTCTATTAAAAATTAAATCAAATCTTTCTGGCATTGCAGACGCAAAAGCACTATTAATACTTGCAACTAAGCTGTTTTTCACATTATCTACATGAGTATATATCAAATTTTTAGCAGAATCTTCTTGAGATAATACAATTTTTTCAGCACCATTAATAATGAAGTACCCCCCTCTTTCATGTTGGGATTCACCAACATTACTCAATTCTATTTCACTCATGTTATTCAAAATGCAATACTCAGAATGCAACATGGTTGGTATATTTACTAATTTTAACACCTCGCTCGTGGTGATCGCGTCGCCATCACCATGAGACACAATAATTTCAATTTCAACCTCTAAAATACCATTATATGTATGTCCATTTAATCGCGCCTCCATTGGTGTCATCTTAGGCGCTATATATCTAATTTTCTTTCCAGTTTTACCACCAACATGAAAAAACACTTTAGTTTTGTAATCTTTACCATCTTTATTTTTTAAGACTCTAACTGGGTTTATAACTTCATTTACGATTCTATACAAGTCCTTATTTATAAAATTGTTAAATGATGTTGTATTATGTCTTGTTAATAACTTTACCATACCCTTTAATCTTAGAGTAGAAATTATATATATAAATTCTACGTATTTACATCATTATTCATTTTAAATGGTTCTCTATATGCTAATTCTTTTGGTTTAACAACATGAGAGCAACATCTACTTGGAAAAGATAAACCACATGGATGACTTGATTTTATCGAAACATCTCCGTTCTCTTCAATTTCAAATCGAATATTTCCATAAATATTGTCTTTAACTAAAGGATTACCACCCAAATAATCTTCCAATGCGAAATACCCAGTTTTACTTAAAGAATCTCTTATAAAATCCATTAAAATTGATCTACAATTATTAGCATCATTTGTACTAACCGGACTAAAAGGCTTTCTAAAAAATTTACTTCCACGTTTTTGATATATATTATTTATTTCATTTGCAGTTGTTTTGGACATTTTAAACCAATTTGTAACATTATGATACATATTTGGCAAGAATTTTAAATTTCGAGGATAATCATTATGGTATATAACCCACTTATTTGCAACGGGTTCCCGTATAGCATTAAACATACGTAATGAAACTGCTAATGGGTTTGATAAAAAAAAACTATCCTCCCTGTATGGTTCATCATAACCAAAACCAATTGTCTTTGTCGCGAGTACTGCGAGCTCGTGCTCTCCTGAGGCGGGACGCAACCTTAAATAAAAATGTCCATTTACATACGGAGAGCGCTCCACACGTATGTAATCACCTTCAGACAATTCATACATTATATTTATTAGATAAGAAACATGTTATATCATGAATCAAATTCAAAATGAACACCTGGTTCTATCAACTCGACCGGGGCATCCACAGTGAGACAATTACGGGGCGACTCGGGCGGAGACTCGGAGGAAATCGACCGCAATACCGATTCTTCTTCTATATATTCTGAATTATCATATATGAAATCTTCTTCAAAATAATAACCACCTTCACCTTCTTCTGAAGATGAACAACAAATAAGATTTACGTACAATTTGTGATATTTAGATTTGAGCAAAGGTATTATATATTTAGGAAATGCCTCGGATGTGTCAGAACTACAGAAATAATTAACTAAAAAATGCATTCTTTGCTTTTCTAAAATATCTGCCAAATAATCTATTATTCTCTTTAATTCTTTAATTCTACATTTCATTGACTCCATATCCTCTAAATATTCATTCAATGGTTCAAAATCTAATATATCAGAATTTATTAATGAACATTTCAATCCATAATCCTTTCCGTGTTCTGAATTAGCATTTAACTTTGATATTAAAACATAATATTGAATACGTAAATCATCGTATTTTAAAATTAATTCTTTAATTATTTGTTTTGTATGGAAATAATCATTGCTATTTGACATAATATTTCATTATATTATTATTCCATTTTACAATATAAGAGTATAGAGTCCTTTAAAAAAATATAACAATGAAAGTATTGAAAATATTTTTACTTTTTCAAACTGTAGCATCTCTTTTACAATATTCTACAAAACCAGTATTTATTACTGGTGCAAACAGCCAAGTTGGCAGACGTGTCGTAAGAATACTAGATAATAACAATGTTGCTACCAGATGCCTTGTTCGGAATTATGACAAATCTAGTTTTATTTTTGATAATACATTACATACTGAATTCATAAAGGGTGATGTAGTATCTGGAGATTTTTTGGAACATATTATGAAAGACTGCTCGATGTCTATTAACTTACATGGTATAATTAGAAAATCGAATCCATTAAATTCTCATTTATTTTTGAATAAATACGACCACCCATATTATGTAAATTATGTATCAATGAATAATATCATTGATTCATGTAAAAGAAATAATATAGAACGTATTGTTAGAATGACTGGTCTCGCAACGTCTTTTCGTAATTTTCACCCCATATCACTTATATTTGATGGATTTTATAGTCAAAATGTACATTGGCATAGACAGGCAGAACAGGCAATAATTGACTCTGGGATTGATTATTCAATAATAAGGGCCGGAGGTATTAGAGATGTGTTCTATAAAAACGTTGAATTAAAAGAAAATAGAGTACCTGCACCAGGTCTAATTGATTATGATAATTTAGCAAATGTTGTAATTCAAGCTGCATTTCCAAATATGAATTTCATTCACAACTCTATATCAAAACCCTTTGACTTTAATAATAATATAATTGCATGCAGAGGAATATAATTATCTTCTTGGCCATGGGAACTTAGGCATACGCGATCTCTTCATATAATTATAGTTTGGCCCACCATCTCCAAATAAACCACTTAAATATTCTTTTATATCATCACCATATTTATTATAAATACCAATTCCTATTGCAAGTGCTATAAATGTAACTAGTAATATTGATAATATTTTGTTTCTTTTCTTTTGTTTTTTAATAGCTTTTTCTTTCAATTTAATACGTCTTTCTGTTTCGTATTCTAATTTCTCAATTCTTTTATTTTCTCTCAAAAATTCTTGAATCTTTTGTTCTCTTAATAATTTTTCTCTTTCAGCGAGTTCTAATAAATCTGTTTTTGCGGATAATAACAGACGTTCTCTATCAGCAACTTCCTGTCTATGACTCTCTCTTACCTTGTTTAATTCATCCTCTAACATGGCCTCGAGCTCGCGTTTTGTTTTATTTTTATATCTTTTAAAGTTTCCAATTACATTTTTAAACAATGATTTTAATCCACTAGAACCAAATTCATCTAAATCTTCTATACCAGAAAGTCTCTCATATACCAATAAATTTATTTCGGTTGGTGTTAACATCTGAGTAAAATATTTCAAACCCACATATTCTATTCTGATTCCTCCGCTGGGCGGAGAACCTGGTAATTTAATCATGGAATTATCAAGAAATGCCTTCGAACGAGTATTTGCTTTCAAAATTACTTCACTAAGCAATTGTCCATTAATATATACATTTACAGTATTTCCATTTACAACCTCACATAAATTATAAATAACACCATTTTCCAATTTTAAAAATTGGCTAGAATCATAAAATGTATTTATTATAATTTCATTCTTTTTATTAATATGTAAATTGTAAATACCCCAAGTCTTCACTTTTGCAGTTCCATTCCAATTTCCAAGATTATATACCCGAAAACGATATTCACGACTAAAACCAGTAAACTCTTCGGCTTTTTTGACAATCTCCGCTGAAGCTTCTGTAAAAGACATTCCTGATAATGCATCCCCGACATTCGTGACGTTCTCGTCGTCGCCGTCTATAATATTTTCAGATGCGTCTATAATATTTTCGGATGCGTCTGCATTCACCGGCGGCGGCGCATCTGCGACGCCTGACTCGCGACGCTCGTGGTATACATTTACTTTTATTCCTTGTTCAAAAGTTACACCATTTTCATCAAATACCATAGACGTTCCATCTGAATCAGGATGCAAAGTAAACTCTCCAAAATCACCAGTTTTTGTAAAATTTGCTTGTCTAAAAGCTCTCGGCCCAACCATTAGTATTTCACGATTTTCATATAAATGTCTTATATTATCAGGATGTAACATAGATTTATATATTCTAACCTTTCTCAAATAAATTTCGGCAATTTTGTTATTTCTCATTCTTTGTATATACAATTTGGTCAAGTCGTGGTTGCTGGGCTTCGCACTCTTTTTGCTATTGGGATTGCTCTTGTCCCACTCGGCGGCGTACGTCCATACTCCATTCTTTCCATATATTCCTTCAAAATCTCCAAATAATGATGTTGCATGAAAAACCATATCATCTCTATCATCATAATCATCACGTAAATATAGATTTCCAAAAAGCACTCCATTTATATATACGCTAATGGCTTTCGTTTTGGTAAAAACATAAGCAATTTGATTTATACCATCTTTTATTCCAAAATCTATGAAATCTCTTTGTTCAGAATCAAATGTATATAACGGACCAGTTCCAACATTAATTTTAAATTCTGAAATTAATTTTCTACCCTCCTCTGGTACTATATTTTTTATATCTATCTTCTTTGTTTTATTATCAAATATTAATCTTGGTAGACAAAAATGGTCTTTGTAGAGTTTAACTCTCCGTTCAGCACGACTTTGTGCAGTGCTTGCCTCAACACCTTTTTCGATATAAGATTGCTTGAGTTCTTCCTTCTCCTCTTCTACTTTAGCATTGGATTTTGCAGCACGAGCCATAACGATACATAACGGTATTTCCATTTTTCCATTGTAATTTTCAATATAAAACAAATAATTACTAACGACAGTAAATGGTTGTTTAGGACTTTTTTCTTTACCTCTCTTTCGTATTGGAAACATCCATTTCGCACCACCACCTGTAAAACCACGAAGACCACGCGGAGTCCATGCTCCCGGAATAACACCATCAGAAACATTCTGACCAGTTCTCTCACTCTTCAAAGGTAACAATGTCGCATACCCATAATCAGTACCATTACCATTCAAACCACCTTCAAACGCTTTTGAAGCATCTTCTAAAATAGACAGATTCATTGTATGGTCTGGAGATGGAAGCGCCGCCTGATCCTTGAGTCGTGCGTGAACACCAGCGATTGACGTGCCAAGTCCGAAAGATTCATGTGATGATTTCGATAAGTACAATAATACGATAATTAATAAAAGTGCACTTATAATTTTGATGTTATTGTTCATACTATAAGTTATCATTTAAAATATCAAGCTAAAAAATTGTTTAATATTAATATGTCTACATATTGCAAATTAACAGAGCACAATAAAGACAATAAAAGAGTTTATAGAAGGTGTTCCATTACAAATGATAAATCACTTGATTCTGATGGGTGTGTATTCGATAAGAAAAAAAAACACTGTTATACTAGAAAAAAAACAACAAAAAAACAACCAGGTAAAAAAATAAGTAGAAAACGAGTGAGTGCGCCGGCGACTGCCGCCGAGCCACCAAAGCTACTAATACCAATTGACTATCGAAACAATATTGATTTAAATATGGTAAAGAAATACAAAGAATTTTCAAAACCAGTAGCCACGTCCGAGAGCGTGCCGATTCGCTCGCCGATTGATGAACTACATTCAAAATTAAAAAATAACTATTTTAAACCAAAATCTCTTGGTACATTTTGGTTAGACTTTTATATTAACAAATAGATGCACCTGTCATGCAGATACACCTTTAGAAAAATATAAATATATTAAGTATAATAAATGGTATCTCCATTAAAATATAATGCCGCAATTGAACAACATAAAAACGCCACCGAACTCGCATTACAAATACCAATAGCTAATTTTAGAGATGGATATGGATTTTGCGGAAGAGATGGACAACATGTTGATAAAGATTCGTTTTTGAAATATAATTCACTACAAACACAACACGGTAAAAAAATAACCCTTCCACAAGTTGGTTTTTTAACCGTACCTTTCCAAGGTGCTGGTCAAGCGTGTCTAAAAAAAGAACCGCGTCTAGAAGCACAATACTCCTATGCACCAAAAAGCACATTGCCTTCAGGAACAAGAAATAGAATTATACCATTAGTCGGATGTATTGCTAACAATATTCAAAAAGAAGAACACATCGTTCCAGAAACTGTACAACCAGATTGGCTAAGAGGAGGATATCCAAGCAGAAGATGCAAATACAGCAGAGCTAACCCACCAAAGCCAATTGACTCTCCACACTGGCCATTCCCAGCGGAAGAAAGTTAAATTGCACGACCCAGCGTGCACCGTTAGCCATCCAGTCCGCGAATGCGGACATATAAAGAGAAGAGTCTTAAAGTACAAACAAGGCTTGATAATAAATTCGCGGAGCACGGTCAGAAGCAATTCATTCTTTATAACCACCTTGTGTCCCATATCCATTATCCCAAGTTCTAACCTCGGTTTTTAATGCAATATCACTCGCTATATTTGATTGAGCTGATTTAAATTGAACATCAGACGTAAAATCAGTTTGGGCAACAGTATCGTTATCAAAATTATTCTCAATTAGATCAATATCAGGTATTTGCTTGTCATTTTCAATAACAGTCTCCTGAAGCGACGAATATGGATTGTCTTCTTGCACGGTCTCTTCGAGACTGACGGGCGCATGCACCACCGGTGCACCCTTCTTATTTTTATTTAATAAAGTAAATTTAGTTAACATATAAGAAAACCCAATTAATATAGCTATATAATGATCATAGCAAAATACTAAAGCCATTAGCGCTAGTACAACAAATCTAAATAAAGGATGGTCCATCAATTCTTCATCTATAAATTCTGGTAAAAAATCAATACCAATACAGCAATACAATACAATTAAAAAAGTCGAAATACCAGTTGATATACACAACTTCATTCTTTAATTATTTAAAAGAAAAAAAAACACATTCTGTTTATTTCAGCTCTAAATAATGAATATTATGTATTTTTTAATATTGGTTATAGTTAATGTCTTTTTGTTCATATGAAGAAGCATGGGGTAGCCCGTATGAAATTGAAACAGAACAAAAAAATGACCATGTTAAAAAACAACTTGAAGACCCTAATGACTACGAAGAATTTACAGGAGGTATGGTAGAAACTGCACCTTTAAAAGGTTCTCTATTAGGGGGAGTTATTCCAGAAGAACAATGGAAGACAAACACTCCACAATTATGTGAAAAAGATGACATCTCTTCTTTCGAAGCAAAGTTTGATCAAAAAATTGATAAACTGGTTTCAACATTAGAAAATTATGCGAATGGCATCAAAAAAAATATGGGTAATGACATCCCTACAACTTCATGGACAGATCTTCTATTATTTATAGCTTTGGGTATATTAGCAATTGTTATACTAGACTTATTCTTCAAATTTGGTAAAATGATTGTTACAACAAAACTTGAAGCAAAATATTCACAATCGCAATCTTTTGACACAGGCAGCACTGGGGGTGACTACTTCTCGAGAGCTCCCCAACAATTTAATAGATATGGAGGATATAGAATGCAAGGACCAGAATATGGTGGATTTAGAAGACACTAAATTTAACAATTTAGTTTAAGACTAAAAATATAAATTATTTTTAATAAAAATGCCTAGGAATAATGGTAAAGGTGGAAAGAACTATAAACGTTCTAAAAATTCATCATTTGGAAATGATAAAAGACAACTTGAATATAAAGAAGATGGACAAGAATATGCAAGAATTACCAAAATGTTAGGCAACAGTAGATGCGAGTGTAAGTGCAACGATGGGCGAACAAGATTAGGTATTATTAGAGGAACTTTAATTAAAAGAGTATGGATACAATTAAATGATTTGGTTCTAGTATCATTGAGAGATTATCAAGATGATAAAGCAGATATTATCCATAAATATAATTCCGAAGAAGAAAAGTCCTTAAGACAGTACGGTGAAATAGAACAGCTTTCAGGCACCACATCGACAGCTGACTATATTGATAATTCTATACAAGAATCAGATGATTTAGAAATCGATTTTGATGATTTATAAATTTAAATGTCAATTTTAAAAATATTCTTATATCTGTTACATTATGAAGTTTGCCTTTATCACTGGAATCAACGGCCAAGATGGTTCTTACTTAGCAGAATTATTATTGGAAAAAGGATATAAAGTTCACGGTTTAATAAGACGTTCCTCTCAAATTACAAGCCAAAGAATAGACCATATATTCGATAAATTAAAACTTCACTACGGAGATGTTACTGATATTTCTTGTATTATGTCTATATTCAATAATATTAAAAAACAAAATCCATCTGTTATAGAAATTTATAATTTGGCTGCGATGTCTCATGTTAAAGTAAGTTTTGATAACCCTGAATTTACATCACGAGCATCAGGAACAAGTGTTCTCAATATATTAGAAGCCATTAAACAATGTGACATACAAGAGATATCTAAATTTTATCAAGCATCCACATCAGAACTATATGGAAAAGTTCAAGAAGTACCTCAAACAGAAAAAACACCATTTTATCCTAGATCACCATATGGTGTTGCAAAATTATATGGATATTGGATTACTGTCAATTATAGAGAATCATATAACATGTTTGCCTGTAATGGCATTCTATTTAATCACGAATCACCAAGACGTGGACCAACGTTTGTAACCAGAAAAATTACTCAAACATTAGGTAAAATTTTAAAAGGAAAAGCTGACAAATTAGTTCTAGGAAACATAGATTCAAAACGTGATTGGGGCCATGCGCGCGACTACGTCGAGGGCATGTGGAGAATATTACAACAAAAAAAACCTTCCGATTTTGTTCTTTCAACAAATGAATATCATACTGTTAGAGAATTTGTTGAAAAAGCATTCGCACTTAGAGGTTTCAAAATTAAATGGAAAGGTACCGGTTTAAATGAAATTGGTTACGATGCTATATCTGGTAAAGAATTAATTTTTATTTCAGATAAATATTTTAGACCCGCAGAAGTAGATGAATTATTAGGCGATTCAAAAAAAGCAAAAACACTATTAAATTGGAAACCATCAATATCATTTGATGAACTTGTAAAAGATATGGTAGATTCAGATTGCCCAACTTAAGTTCTCGTCGCATCAATATCAATTACTACATTCGCGGAGGAGGCGCTGGCATCCGCGTCGACGTCGTCATGGACAACAGGAACACCAAAAGCCTCTCTTGCACTTATGTCCAGAGCAGAGTCATCATCCAGAGACACTCCCGACGCATCAGAACATGATTCCGATTCCTGGGCCTCTCGCTCTCGCTTAACAGATGAAAAGAAATAATGACCCAATCGTTTTTTACGGAGCCCCATCAAATACGGCATTGTTATCCAATCGCGAATGAAATTATAAAGAAATATATAACCAATAATAGAACCATAACTTTCCATATTGCTAAAAGACATTGCAGCTATTGCCATTGATAAACCAGGACTTTTCCTGAATATAACAAGCACAGCAGCATCTTTTTTTGATGTTTCTTCATTACATATTGGAATATGTGCCTTAAATAATGATACCGTTGTAATTATTATCATTGAACCATAATAACTATACGGATTTTTCGCAACAAATGACTCAGCAAACTCTTTACTAGAAAAAAAGAACCCCATAGCTGTAAATAATAAAATTATAGACCCATTTTGAAAATAATATCCAATTTTATCCACCAAATCGCTTCTCATTTTCTGACGCATTTTATACCCAATACCAATTATCATTATAACATAACTCATCAATATAAACATACGAAAATATGGCATTTTTATGGAATTCGCGGCCGATTTCACGCGCGACGCATAAACAGTCATCATTAATGTAAACAGAATAGGAGTTAATAATATCGATTGTACTAAAGATGCAATCGATAGAGCTAAAGCAAAAGGTACATCCGCATCCACAGTATAAGCCGAAACAGATGATGCTGCAGTTGCTGGTGTCAAAATTACAGTAAACATACCATATACCTGATAAAGTGGTGGTTTCATTAAAATTGCAAGAATCAATACATATAATGGATCTAATATATATTGATGCAAAAATACTATTGCAAATAGTTTTGGATGTTTTATATCAATATTTTCATATTTTATAGTCGTTCCCATTTTTATTAACAATAATGTCAATGCACCTGCTAATGTAAATGTAAACATTTGCATTACATCAACATTAGGCATTTTATAATTTATATTAAAAGCCTTTCTTTATCTCATCTATCCAGTACTTTCTATACAACTTTTCAAAATTATAATTTTTTTTATTTAAAATTTCTTTGTATTTTTCCTCAAGAAATTCTTTATTCACTTCTTTATAACTTTTCACTATTACCACTGGTAAATCATCAAATAATGAATCGATCGGGGTTGATAACATTATTGGTATTGTCCCAACCAATAAACTTTCCCAACTCCTATGCGTATCTATGCCACGACCTGGTGGGCTCACAGAAAATTTATATTTTGATAATAATTCTATATATTTCTCGAAATTCGCGGACGGTTGCTTCTCATTTAACCCAGTAAGTGCAAGTTGTTTAAGACACGCATGTCGTATATTTTTATGTGGAGTATACAATGAATTTCCCGTTGTTTGAGCAAAATTTATATATAATAAATTCTCCTTTCCGGAATATAAACGTTCACTTGGATTTATACAAAATTCATTAAATATTCTATAATGCGTAGTTACGTCTTCACCCTTAAATTGAGTTGTGTACCATTGCATTTTTGGACCAATAGGAAGTGGTTTTATTTTTGGATGAACTATACATGCATTTTTCGTATACCATTTCACCATGTTTGGGATTTCTAAAAGAGATTTTCCAATAGCCTCCGCAGGCGGCGATGGTGGATAATTTAAATATGGAATACATTGATCATCATTTGATACTGTTATTAATACAAATTTACCAGTTATATTCTTCAATTCATTTACATAACCCAATATTAAATCTGTTTTTATTAGTAAAATTTTATCTTTAAAATCACCTAATTTTTCTCCTCTTTTCTCTACTACTCTATCAGCCAGGCTATACCATGTGTCTACAGAGAAAAATAGTTTTCTATGAACATTATCTTCAAAAAACATACTCCAAGCCATTGGATGGCCTCTCAAATAATTTTTTGAAGCCCAACTATACTTACCAACTTTTTTTCTATCAAGACATAATTTATCTGGATTATAATATCCACATCGCATATGAGTAAATTTTTCATGATCTTTACCATTTATATAATTTCTATATTGAATATAAGTACTAACTGTTGATCCTTGTGAACCAATAAATAAATCAGCATATTCACATAGTTTTTTTTGTACAATAAACTCAGCTATATCTGTTTTATTAAACAATTTACTTAATTTTTGTCTATGTTCATTATTAATTAACTCGTCTGCAAATATTACTTTATTTTTAAATTTTTGAAAAAAAGGATTGTCTTTACGATCCGTCATTATTAATACTTTTGAATACTTGTTAAACCAAGGAGTAATGTTTCTCTCTATTTCATTGTTTGGTCCCGTTATACTATTTACTTTCTTATGATAATCACCAAATCTCAAATGAACTGCCAATATATGTTTATAAGGACCCAACTTTTTTGTCAATTCCTTATATATTTCTTCTATTGTGTCTATATTTTTACTTAAAATATTGCATATATTACTCATTAGCATGTAATTTTCTTTCTTTGTATAAATGTTTGTAAAGCATCTAGAAGCATTGCTCTTTTCTAGTTTTACTCTCTTTATATTTGGATTAAATAACTTATCCAATATACCACAATCTAACTCTTGACGAGAATGACAAAAATCTCTTCTATCAGAAGATAATTTTGGTGAAGATAATTCTCTATCTACAAAAACAACATTACTCATTTTTTGTTCTAGTTCTATTCTTGCACACCTAGGAACAGATTCAAATTTATGAACACTAAAACCATTCACTAAATATTTTGTAAAATCATTGGATAAATAATCTGTTAATACTCCATATGCACGATTTGGTTGACCACAATGAACAAGTGGATGTTGAACATACAGTCTCAAAGCTCTATTAGAAATGTTTGCTAAATATACTGCCATTTCAAGTGAAAATAATTGATTATAAAACCCGACACCAGTAAATAGTACAAATACTAATTCTGGTACACTAATTTTCATGTCTTGACTTATATAATGCCTCTCATTTACCTCCTCAACAGTAGGTTTACTCCCATCAATAGCCGTCTTCAATAATATTATACCATTTTTTGGTAGCTCCCGTGCATGACCAAATGAATTCCCTTCTGGCGCCATGATATCCGCATATGATTGTCCACCATTAGGAAAGCCTTTAAATCCAATGTAAATATGATTTTCATCAGAAAAGAAAAAACAACCTTTTCCCTTTTTATGAACTATCGCACGGTGTTGCCTACCAATACTATGTTTCTTAACACATGTAAGTGGATCTTCCGTTTTACAAAATAAAATTTCGTACGGTTGACAACAATCTATTTCCCACTTATTCTGATCTGGTCTTACAAATTCTAATGTATAAGGTCCTATTTTTTGTCCAATACGATATTTCTCTTTTATTTCCGTGAGGCCTGTGGCCTCTTGCACCGCAATATCTGTATCCATATTACCAATCAAATTATTTATTATATTCTCCTTCACAAATATACTCCATTCACTCGTATTCATACGAGTCAAGTGTACTTGATGACACCCAGTTGGGTTCGGATGATATACCCTTTCTATAGCAAATTCTTTATGGTCAGCACTATTAAAATTTGGATATTTCAAATCCTTTTGAGAACAAAAAAAGATATCTTCATTTCCACGATGACCCTTCGAAAACGGAACATTTCTGTATTGTTCACACACTTTTATCATTGATTTTATATTTCTTAAAGAATAACCACCATTACCAGCAGGATAGCGAGCGCACTGATTACATAATGTCCATGGAGCACCGATGTAATCATATTGAAAATACTTTTCAGGTATTTTTTTTAAAGTAAGGGCATCTGTTTGATATATCAATATATGTGAAAAATTTAAAAAATGTTCATAAAATTGAGGCTGTTTTAGCAATATTGAATATGTTCCACGATCTAAATTAGCATGTTCCGTTTTAACAAAAATCAAGTTATTCCAGTCTTTGAATGTATTCTCTACAAAACTCGCATTACGTGTACCATATACAACAGCTATTCCTATTTCTTCGGGTTTATACACACGTAGTACTGCATTCATAACATATTCTATTTCCTTCATAACTCGAAACTCTATCAAACAAATTACTAATTTACCATCCTTCTTAAAATTCAATGGCAATGTCGGTTTAGGAATCATTGATATCAAATCATTGACTTCTTTTAACCGAGGATGCATTAATCTAATTGATTTTGTTTTTTAGTATAGATTATTTTAAAATCACATCTTACCGTTTGAATAAACTAGACGCTTATGGCTACGACGAAACCCACCGCCAGGTCTTCTTGCTTTTGGGTGAATATAGTCCATTAATTCTGTCCTTTTATGTTGATCACCAAATACCATCTCTATTGGTGTGCTTGGTCGAGAGCTTTTAACACTTCTCTTATTTTGAGCTTCTAATAAATCTCTCTTTGTTTTTTCAAGTATTTCTATGTTTTCATTATTATTTATATTTGTCAGTAATGCATCTATTGATTCTACAATAGAACTAGTTTCATTTATTGCAATAGAACGCAATAAAGATGCACTCTTTTCTCTCTTTATATCATAATTTATTGGTTTAGAAGATAAAGATAATATATGACCATTCTCGGGAAATTCTTCTAATACTTTCAATAAATTACCTCTTAAATCAAATACACATATTAAAGAGTTATCTCCAAACGAATGATTGTGCACATTTACTATTATCATAGATTCATCATCACACATAATACATGTATCACATGAATGATATCCTTCATATTTTGATACAATTACATTAACAGATATTGGGTCCGATGATACACCAGGCACTATAGCCCGACTATAAAAATTATTAAAGTGATTTTTGTAATACAACTTTTCTTGAACATCTATATTTAGAATTACTCCACCATCAATACGTAATAATGATATCTCTCCAGCAGAAGAACAAGTTAGTATTACATCCGGCGAAGCAGTCTGTGTCGGCTCCGCTAAACCAATAGAAATACTACCTAAAGTACTTTTTAAAAATCGGCAATCTGATACCATACCAGAAAATACCTCATTAAATGTATATAATATTTCAAGGTCTTGTATTCCTCCTTCAACAAGTTGTACTTTTGTATGATATACAACTATATTACCATCTTGATCACCACATAATAATAATTTCCCATCGTACGAAAAATTTGCACAACTTAAAATTCCTTCCAGTTCAACATATTGTTCATCATCATCATTATCAGTTACAAAATTAAAATCATAAAATTCATTCCCACCATCTAGTACAACAAGTATATATTCACCATTATTACTTATTTTCAAAAATTCTATAGAATTACTTGTACAAACATACTCATCCACTGGTGAAGAAATACTATCACTATTAATATCATAAATTAATACCTTACTATTTTCATCCTCTTCATCAATACTTTCATAATTTTTTCCAATTGCAACATACCCACTCGTCGCCGAAACGTCCATAGCCACCGCTCGACCAAGAATCCCGTCGTCATTCTGACCATCCATTTCTATTTTATGTATTTCTTCTCCAGTATTTGAATCAAATATGAATAGATAAAAATTACATAGAACAACGATTTTTTGACCATTAGAACAATATTGAGCACTTATAACATCTGTACATAATGACTTTTCATTTGGATTTTCAACAATTTTTTCTGAATATAGAGCACCAGACTTAATATCCCACTGCAATAACTTACAATTCTCTGTTAAAGACAATATTACATAGTCACTATTTATTTCATCCATTAAAATTATATATATTTTTTTGCTTAAACGAATCCTAATGTCAATAAAGTAATATCAAGTCAATATGGCCAAACAGGAATTGTTAGTGTCTGTACTTAAAAATATTGTATCGCAAGGTAAATTTCCACATTTTCACTTTTGTGGACCCCATAGCGATGATGTACTGGACGTTGTAAATGAAGTTATATCCGATCATTATGATAACAAAAGCATGATTATGCAAATACATATACTAGATAACATTAGCGAGTCACATTTGGTACAAATGATCACCGCATTTTGTAATCTACAACCAGTAGTTGCAGATAATGATACAAAACCAAAAGTTATAATAATACATCAGCAAAATGAGTCACTAAATGACAATTTTGTTCATTTTTTAGAAGATAGAATGTCCGAAAAGCGTGTTAAATTTGTATTTCTAACAGCATCCATGCATGTTGTACCTGCAGTTTTACTTAATAAAATGGTCAGTTTTACTATTCATCCAAAATCAAATACAAAAACAAAAGGGACATGCGTAGATTCAGGCGATGTTTTTTACAAATTAATAAATACAAATACAGATAATCATACCTACGCAGATACTATAATTCAATGGTCGCAGCTACACACTCTATCAATACCAACAATTATTTACGACACATGGTATGAAAATATTTTAAAATTAGCAAACAATTAACCTAACAAAAAAATATCGTTTAAATACAATGGGAAACAAATCTTGTAATAGCTGCACTAGATTACCATACGGTATGTTTCAAATTTTTTCTTTATCTGCTCTAACAGCTACTATTACAATAGCAGTAATTGCATACAATATGTCACAAATATGGAAAAAAGATTGGAAAAATTCAAGATGTAAATTACATGTTATGCCATTTGCATCATTAATAGAGCCTAATAAATCAGTTGTTGATAATTATAAAGAATGTATGAAAATGAAAATTGATCCAATCGTTAAAGCACATACGCAATATAAAATGAACAAAGAAGCAGAAAAAGCAATTCGAGGTACTGAAAAACTGAATCAACAAGCTAAGGAAGCCAAAGATGATACTGAAGCGTCGAAGGGATTTCTTCAAAAACAATTAGATGAATTGATTGATTTTTTTGATAGAATATTATTTATAGGTAAATATACTGCTCATAAGATTCAAAATTTCTTTTACAAAATAGTCGCCTTAATATGGTCGAATTATTACTATTTGATTACGAATATTAACACAGTTATATTACAAATCGCTAATTTTCAAAAAATGTTTGTGGCCATGAATACATTGGCAATTGTTGTTACCATATTTACAGCTCTGTTTCCACCACTTCTCCCTGTTACAATACTAATGACAGCGATTGTAGTTGCAGTTAATTTAACAGAAAAATCTGCACAAAAAAGAGCTTATTGCTGCTTCAGTCCGGAATCACGATTTCTACTTCACGATTTAACTGAGAAAAATATAGAAGATATATCTTTATCACAAAAATTATACGGTGGCGGTGAAGTAACAGGAAAAATAACTCTAATGAATAAAAATATTCCAGTTTATAACATTGGTAATGTTTTCGTAACGGGTGATCACCTTCTTCAAACTGATTTGGATCCATCATGCCATGGTAAATGGAACTATGCTGGAGATATAGCAAATATTTATAATAAACCAAAGAAAATGACAGATATCGTTCATTGTTTAGTTACATCGAACAATGTTGTTTTCTCTTCCGATTTAACCATGTTTACAGATTACGAAGAAACATCTTCGCCAAACATACAAACATTGATTTCTAAAGTCATTTTAAAATCATTAAGACAGTCACAAAACACAAAAGACTCAAAATTTAATCTTAATAAAAAATACGAATTAGGTGAAAAAAATAACTGTTTGTCACCAAAAACACCAATTAAAATGAATAATCAAACTTATTCTACTATTGAAGATATTCAAATCGGAGACATACTATCACATAATAATAAAGTTATTGGGAAATATGAATGTAATACAAAAGATATTCAATTTTTCAATATCGACAATGTAGTGATTTCTCCAAGAATCATATGCTCAAAAAATGGTTCAGCGTGGAATAAGATTTATAATTTAGGAAAACAATCTCCATTGACATTTGAAAAAGGTTATCATTTAATAACGGAAAATCATACAATACAACTTTCAGATAATTTGTTTATTCGTGATTTTATTGAAACATCTGATGAAAAAATACAAAATTATATCTCAGATATAGTGTTGCAACACATTTCACCAAAAGACCCACCAGCAAAAATAATACTCTATTCTTAATTTGATATTAAGAGTAATAGGCAATATACATAAATAAATGGTTAGATTGCTTTTTTATTTAAGTTTTATTGTTCATGTAAAATCTTTATTATATGACAAACCTATATTCATCACGGGCGCAAATTCAAAACTTGGTCAGCGAGTAATAAATAAATTGAATATGAGAGGAGTAGAAATGAAGTGTTTGGTAAGAAATACGCAGAAGGCGGAGAGATTATTTCAAAATATGGATTGCGTCGAATTAGTAGAAGGCGACATTCTAGAATATGATTATCTCAAAAATATAATGAAGGAATGTGAAATGTCAGTGAATCTACATAGTGTAAATCGTGTTAGTAATCCTTTTCGAAGGCATAATCACAATTACGATATAATTACAAATTCACTTGATAAAAACCATCCTTTTTATGTCAACTATATCGGTATGAAGAATATTATTAAATCATGTAAGGAAAACAATATTAACAAATTAATTCGTACGACGGATAGAGCTACAGCTTTGGCGCCTTATCATCCAACATCATTATTATTAGACTCATTCCATTCAGATCAAATATTCTGGCATCGTCATTCCGAAAATGACATTATTTCATCTGGACTAGTGTATACAATAATCCGACCCGGTGGAATACACAATAAAGACTATGATGCAGTCGAATTAGAACACGAAATTGCAAAAGGACCAACAAAAATTGGAATCAATAATCTTGCTGATGTTATAGTTAGAACGATCTTGCCATCGGAAAATCATATTGAACCTGAATTTCCGTTCGAGAATCAAATTATCGCATGTCACGGATACAACACTCCGATAAAAAAGGCTACTTTAAGAATTTTGCATCCTTAAAAATACAGGCCCATGTCATAAATTGGTTCTTTTTTTAGAAACGTCTGTAATAATACAATAACAATGCTTAAGGTATTTTAATATTTATTTAAATATGGAGGATACAATTCTTGTTCCTCGGAGCGAGAGCTGCGGCGGGCCGGCTCTCAAACTATTTAACGATAATTTTATAAACTCAATTAAATTTAAAAATTTACCAAAAAAATACGAATTAATCGGAAAAGGAAGCTATTCGAGAATAATTATTTCAGAAGAGATAGAAAACGATAAAGTCATCAAATGCATAAGAAAGTCTTCCGTTCAATCAAATAATAGAAAATATTTAATTAATGAAATAAAAATTATGAAACAAATTAATAATGATTTGATTGTAAAAATGTTTGATTTATTCCAATCAGAAGATTCATTTAATATTCTACTTGAAAGAGGAATAATGGATTTGTTTGTTTTTTCAAAAAATAAACAATATTCCAAAAAAATTTGCAATTTTATATTGAGAGATTTATCTATTTCAATTGAATATATTCATTCAATGTCAATTTACCATCGAGATATCAAATCGGAAAATATAATTATTTTTAATGAAAACGAAGAAAATTATCAATTTAAATTGTCTGATTTTGGCATTTCAATTGTTGATAATGATGCTGGAATTGGAAAATGCGGATCGATCGGATTTAATTCTCCAGAAATGTCTAATAAAATACAATTTAGTAGAAAAAAAGCAGATTATTGGGCGTTTGGAGCTGTAATATTAGAGCAATTGCTTGGGCAACACAGATTCGTTAACGAATGGTTAATGTTATATTATGATAGAAAACATAAAAAATTATCAAACTTATATGAAAATGCTTTAAAAATATTCAAAAAAGAGGGATTTGATTTTGACTGGAGCATTTTAGATAATTTATTGAATATTGATCCGAACCGGCGTTACTTACCGAACAACACTAAAATTATTAACAATTTTACAAATTTTTTAATAAAAAATAAATCTATTTAATAAACTTTATGAAAATCTTCTCTAGTCCAAATTG